GAAGCACACCGGCCGCCCGATGTAGTTCTGCCAGTAGCGCAGTTGCGCGTTGAACTCGCGCCACGGCAGGTAGCGCAGCGGGATGCGGCTGTTGCCCCAGTAGACGTTGATCGCCAGGACATCGATGGTCGAGAGCGAGTTGGGCAGCACCGCGTAGGGCAGGATCTCGACGTTCTGCACATATTGCAGCATCGCCGTGCCGTCAGCGAACGGCGTCGAGGGCGGGATCTGCGCGGTCGCGACCGGATAAGGCGGCGCGGTCGCGCCCGAGGTGCCGCCCTGCACGACGTGATAGGTGAAGATGTTGCTGAAGACGAAGGTGCCGACGCTCTCGAGCGCGTTGGCTACCCACGGCACGGGCGTGGGGCCGCCGCCGGGCGGGGGCGGGGCCGGGACCTGGGTGGTCTGCAGCGTCCTGAGACAGCCGGTGTCGCGCACCACCCGCTCGCGGGCGGCGTTGATCTGCGAGATCAGTTCCGGATTGGTGTAAAAGTTCGCGTTTGCATCATGCAGAAGCAAGCGGCATTCGTTCACATAATCTTGCAGCGTGGCCGCCATGTTTCCTCATCGTTGAAGCTCAGTCCCCCTTCCCACCTTCCGATGAGAAAGGGGACCTGCTCATCCACACACAGATGCAGCGGGGACCGCAACCACATGAGATGGATGATGGGATACGGCTCACGTGATGAACGTGTTGGTGATCGGGATGCCGCCGTCGATGCCGATCAGCGTCACCGATGCGACGTTGGCCGAGGCCAGCAATTGCACGTTGATGCCGTCGGAGATGATGAAGCCGCCCGCGCCGGCCACGCCGATATTGGCCATCGCTGTGCCGTTGTTGGCTTGCAGCACCACGTTGGCGGTCGACGGGATCAGCCAGATGCCGACCGGCACGACGTTGCCCGTGGTGTTGGCCGACATCGTGGTCGTGGAGAAGAAGGCCGCCGGGGTGTTGGTGTTGCCGCTCGACAAGAGGATCTTGGTCGGGGCGAGAGAGCCGATATAGCCAGCCATGGTTCAGCCCTCCTTCAGAGCGCAATCGAGTTGAGGCCGGTGATCTTCGTCATCGCTCGAGGCTTGACGTTCACCAACTCGGCGATCATCAGCACCGCGCCGACATAACCGATCTGCCAGTTCGGCAGGGTCGACTCGAAGCCGGTGAAGACGAACGATCCGGCCTCGTGAATGTAGAGGTTCAAGTAATTCGTGTTCACGAAGTAAATCGTGCCTTCGGGGCAGTACGGATCGGCATAGACCGGCACGCCCGCGACCATCAGCGCGCGGAACGCGGCGCGCGGGCCTTCGCCCTCGTCGAACCCCGTGCCCGGCGTGATCATGTAGGTCTCTTGCGCGATGTAATCGTTCGCGAGCAGGGTCCAGGTGCCGAAGCCGCAGAGGCCGAAGGTCGGCACTTCCGCGCCGTTCTTCACGGTCCCGCTGATGAACTGCAGGATGAGCGCCCGCGTCGGGTTGACCGCGCCGGGGGCGTAGACCTTCGAGCGCCACCAGGTGTTGACCGTGGTCGAGCGCGTGATGTTGCCGTAGGTCGCGGTCCCCGTGCCGTCATCGATCGCCGCGGGGAGGCCGATGAACTGCTGGCTGTTGGTGGTGTTGTTGTAAAGCGCCGTCGCCATGCCATCCATCATGTTGTTGGTGGCATCGTTCATGCGCGCTTCGATCAGCGGAATGATCGCGTGATCCTGCTGCACCGCGCCTTCCATGCCGAGGAAGGGCACCGGGCAGATCATCAGCTTCAAATTGAACTCGGCGTTGAACGCGCCTTGCTGCACGATCGGCTGCGCGAACGAGCCCGAGTAGTCGGACCATTGCGCATTGGTGAAGGTCTGGCCCTGCACCGGAGCCGTGACGCTCGAGACGCCGCCGGTCGCGGTCTGCGAGTTGGCGATCATCGCCGCCAGCAACGGGGTGCTGTTGTAGATCTGCACCACCATCTTCGGGATGAAGGCCCGGCGCGTAATGTAGGTCAGTTCGTTGTACTGTGTAGAGCCAGTACCTGGAAGCAATCCGCCGCCAATCGGCATTTCTTTCTCCTAAAGGTCCCCTGTTTCGCCCTTCAGGCCCAGCGCTTGGCTTTCTTCAAATCCTGCAACGCCTGATGCGCGACCTCTCGGGCGTGCAGTTGCGGATTGGTGAAGAAGCTCTTCAGCCCCTCCCTCGTCGACTTGTCCATCACGTTGGGCGAGAAGGACGACGGCGTCGGCGCTTGCGCCTGCCGCATCCAGTCGAAGTAGTCGCCCGCGGTGTCGTGTGACTGAATGCCTTTATCGAGCATGATCTTCTCGATCTGCTCGACATTGTCCGGGCCGAATCGCTCGGCGAGCTTGTTGCGGCGGCGCTGCAATTCCTCGGTCGCGTCGCGCTCGCGCAGCTTCGATTCGAGGCTGTCGATGCGCTTGGCCGCCTGGGCGTTGATCGCCTGCAGCTTGTTGTCGGTGTCGATCTCGGGGATCGGCATGTTCGGCCGGACCTTGCGGACGTCGCGCAGCGTGGTCGGCCGGGTCTCGATGTTCTCGGACAGGTCGAGCATCAGCTTGGCGAGCTCGTCGCGCGCCTCTTGGGAGTAGTCCTCGAGATTCGCCATCGGTTAGCCTCGCTATATGATTTTTTGACCGTCGCCGGGCCGCTTGATGCCCATGTTGTTCTTCGACATGGCCTTGCTGGTGCTGCTGAGGCCGCCGAGTTGCGCGAGGCGCGGCGGGTTGATGACGCGCCCGTTCTGCTGCGTGTTGTCGGTCGGTCGGCGCACGGTCTGCGCGCCGCGGGGCTTGAAGAGACCTTCGGCCATTACATGCCTCCTAGTGGTGACGGGGGTGCTCCCCCCGGCGGTGGTGGTGTGGGTGCGCCGCCCATGGGGGATGGGGGTGATGCAGGCGGCGCTCCAGGCATCGGAGAGGAACCGCCAAGACCTGGAATCTGCGGTTGGCCGGCCATCGCGCCGAGGCCCGGAGGAGCCCCGCCGCCATGCGGCAAATTCTGGAGCAGGTTGCGCGCTTCGGTCGGCTGGAGCTCGTCGATCTGGCCGCGCTTCTGTCCGACGATGCGGTGCAGCGCCTTGATCGCGGCGAGGGCCGCCTGGCCGTCAGGGCTCTCGGAGCCGAAATCCGGCAGCGACAACTCGAGCAGGTCGAGCGCCTGGGCGGCCTTGACCCTGGCATTCGCGGCCCCGCCCTCTTGCGGCTCGGGCGTGCTCATCGGCGCGGTCATCGGCGGCGTGGACGAGGCCAGCCCACCCGGAGGACTGCCCATCGGGCCATTGCCGCCTGGGCCGCTCTGGCGCAGCTGGTTCATCACGGCGGCATTGGAGACGTCGGGCATTCGTGCCACATCCGGCTGTAAAACGGTGTCGAGTTACCGCGTTACACCCAGGAATGGATGGAATGAACGTCCCACGTACCAGATTTGGGAAATAATTGCGGAGGGGCTTTATTTTACGTCCTGCCCCTCGTGGGACGATGGGTAGAGAGGAGTAACCCCGCTAGGGGTTAACAACTACTAGCGGCGTTTCTTACGGCCGCGGCGTTCACGCTTCATCATTGCCTGCTCCTTTCCGGTCTAGAGGAGTCCCCTAAGCGCGGCCGGGTTTCTTGGCTTTCGCCGATTTGCCCATGCTGCGAATTCCGGTGGTGCGAAAAGCGAGGTTGGCGGGCGCTTTGCCCTTGGCCATTTGCTTCGCGCTGACCCGAGGCTGGTCGGAGCGCTTGCTGATCGACTTGGCCATCATTTCACCTCTTGGAGATCGGGTTTGCCCTTCTTGGGCGGCGGTTGCTGCGGCATGGCGGCCTTGGCGGCCTCGCGCTTCTTCAGCTTGGCCTTCAGCAGCTGCTTGCCGGGGATGTCGAGCAGTTCCAGCAGGTCCTCGTTGTCGATCGCGTCGACCTTGCGGAGATTGAACGCCATCTGGCGCAAATCTTCCATGAAAACCGGCGAATTGCTGTGCGCGTCGACTTTTACCGTGAAATCCTTGGTGAATTGCTCGGCAATGAAGGCGAGACCGACCTCGTCCCTGAATTTGGCGTCGTCATAGCGCTGCATCAGCTTCAAATAGAGCGTGGCCATCTTCTCGAGGGCGTCCTCGATGATCAGGGCCCGCTTTTTGATGCGCGAGGAGCCCAGACGGGCCAGTTGCGAGGCCTGATTGGCCGATCGGACCCCGGATTCGCCCCGGCCGGCGAGGATCGAGTTGATTCCGGAGGCCTCCTCGAACATGCGGTCGATCTGCTCGATCTCGCGGAACACATCCTCGGGGATGTTCGGAGCCAGACGCTCGACCTTGGCGGTGGGCATGTCGGTGGCGAGCAGCCCGCCGGCCCGGTTGAGGGTGAAATTCTTCTCGTCGAGCAGGCCGGTGAAGCCCATCAAGGCGGTCGGCGGGTTCACCTGCTTGGAGAGGAGATCCATGATCTCGAGGACGCGCTTGTTGCGGGCATCCTGCAGCAGCACCAGCTTATGGACCTCGCTCGCCCCCCAGTAATAATCGTAGAGCGGGTCGGGGCAGAGCTGGATGAACGGCAATTCGCCCTTCAGGAACAGCTTCTCGCCCTCGCGATCGTAGATGACGACCTCGGGCTCGGCCTGGGTGACGACCTGATAGTCCATGGTCTCGTCGTTCCAGACCCACAATTCCCTCATCTCGACCACCGGCTCGGCGACGGTCGCCCGGTAGCGGCTGTAGCCTTCGAGATTCATGTTCACGTTGCCGTAAATCGACGGGTTGACCTGGCTCATGATGATGCGGTCGACCCCGGTCGGGATCGCCTGCTCGGTCTTCTCGGAGGCGGTGATCTCGTCGATGATGCGCTGGCGGTGCGGGTGGCTGTAGAGCCGGTCGTAGAGGTCGGATTTGGTCATGTAGTAGGTGTGGACGAAGGCTTCCTGACGGTCGGTGACCGGCATGTCCTCGCGCAGCACGCCGACCGAGCCGGGATCGACCATGTAGGGCAGGATCTGCTTGTTGCGGTTGACCAGCTTCACGAAGGTCGAGTTGAAGGCGAGCGACCAGGTGAGGGCGGTGCCGAAGACGATGTCGGCATTGCTGTCGAGCCAGCGGTCGTTGATGCCGTGGGTCAGGGCCGGGATCTTCTGCGCCTCGCCCTCGGGCGCGGTCGCGCCGAGATTGATCGAGAAGCGGGTTGTCTCCGACGAGTAGAGGAAGCTGGCGACCTGCTCGAGGTGGGGGTTGATCTTGTTGAAGAGCGCGGGGTTTTCGGTCGGGGAGCAGCCGAAGAGGTAGTAGCTCCGCATGATGGCGTAGTCGTTGCGGCGCTCCTCGCGCGAGACGAGGCATTTCTGGACGAGATCGTTGTAGAAGTCTTCGCGGTCTTTGAGGTCCTTGGGGATCTTCATTTATCGATCTTGAGGTTCTCGTGATCGCGCCGGACGATCACCCCGCGGTCAAGCGGGCCGGACAAGGTCCCCATCTGGCTCCGTTGTAAACCAACCGGCTCGTCGTGGATAGGGCGAGGCGGGCCGCCCTTGACGATCTGGTCGAGCCCGACCTTGCCCATCTGGCCCCAGAGGACGCCCTTGCCCTTCTGCTCCCCGCCCTTCTGGGCTTCGCCCTCGCGCGTCGATTTGACGTCTGTCATCTTGTAGTCGGCGGCGAGTTGCGCGACCGTGGCGTCGGTGCGTTTGGTCGAGCGATGGATGATGGCTGGGGAGGCGATCATCTCCTGCAGATCGGCCTTGCACCGCTTGATGCGGCAGCGCGGCTCGTCGTCGAAGCATTCGCTGACGCCGTGCTTAGGGCAGAGATAGACGCGCAGGATCGCCATGACTTCCTCTCACACGAAGTTGTCTGCGCCGGCCTCGGCCAGTTGATGGATCAGCTTGTTCTTTGAATCGTTGGCGCACTGGTGCTTGCACACGTGCTGCGGGTTGAGGCCCTCGAACACGGCCTTGGCCTCGTCGCTGAACCACAGATCCTTGAAGCTCTGATGCTTGATCGAGCCGATCGCGCCGTGCTTCGCATAAGCGGTGTTGTGACAGGCATAGACCACCTGGTCGGCCCCGATCACCGGCACGACCTGCATGTAGTGGCAATGCGTGTAGGCGCGCATCGGTGAGTGCGACTCCGACTCGACGTCGTAAGTCGAGTTGATCGAGAAGCGCTCGTCGATCAGGGCGCGGGCGCGCTCCATCTGGCGCTGCACCTCCTTCAGGATCGGCGCGTGGTAGCTGGCGATCTGCGGCACCCACATCGGCGAGAAGCGCACGTTCTCGACGCCCAGATCCTTGAGCGTGCCGGCGAACTCGGCGATGCGGTGGTAGTTGTTCTGGTGGACGATGAAGTTGACCCCGAGGTCGCAGCCCTCGTCCTTCATGGCGGCAAACTTCTTGAGGTTCATCAGCACCATGGCGAAGTTCTTCTCGGGCACGGCGCGCGAGGCGGCCATCTCGGCGGCGCTGGTGTAGTCGATCGACACCCGCACCCATTTGGCATGGGCGAGGACCTCGGCGCGGCGCTTCACCAGCATCTGCCCGTTGGTGATGATCGATAGATCAATACCGTGCTCGAGGGTCTTCTCCATGAAGGCGACGATGTGGGTGTGCATCAGCGGCTCGCCGCCGCCGCTATAGGTGACGGCCTTCACCCCCATGTCATGGAAGTCATCGAGGATCTCGTGCATCTTCTCGGCGGGCATCACGTCCTGCTCGTGCATCTCCTTGTGCATCCCGCTCTGGATGTGGTTGGCGCGGTCGCCTTTGCGGAAG